CCGACTATAGTACGTCCGTGCCTCAATTGAAGTCCTAAAGGCCAAAGCGGCCAATTTGACGACCAAGGAGTCAGAGTCGCTAGATGTCCTTGGAAATCTAGACCTCTTTGACGAGGATAGGGTTGCTGTCTCAGGGCAGCCGATGGGTAGCATGATGAGATTCCCTTTACTTTGTTTGGTGAACAAAGTAGTGGTTGACTTGGCTGTTGCGGACATGGCGTCCGCGGGGAAAATTTCCTGGAAGCAATTCCGGGTTCATCGCTGTCTCATCAACGGCGATGATCTGCTTTATCGCGAGTTTGACAACTCTCGCGATATACTTGCCGGTATCCTTGCCCATGGGTCTCGTGTAGGACTAGTGGTCAACAAGGAGAAAACGATGGTATCTCCCATATACGCGGAAATCAATTCGTGCGCGTTTAAATATGGGAGGAAGCAGAAGAAAACGAATGTGGGCGTCCTCATTAAGAGGAGCGAAGTTACAGATCCGATCGGTTTTCTCGCGGATTCTGTTGTTAAGCGAAAGACGTTCTACTCCATGATGCTTGATTGGGTAGGCGTTGTCAAGAATGCGGAACGCAAGTTGCACGGACCTCTTCCCCCTTCTTTCTGGTCCGTTCTCTTCAAGAAGAGATTCCGTCATGCTCTTTGCTCCGTCCCTTCGGGACGACCTAGACCCACCAATCCCTTCCCCGTAGTACCCATGCCGGATGGGTACGATTTATCTCGCGAGGAAGAGATTGCCGCTATCCGCTGTAGAGTGGAACGGCTCCGTGAACAGGGGTTTACTAAACCGCGCCCCAGGCTCGGAACCCCTAGTGAATGGAAAACGCAGCCCTACCAGCTTGCGTTAAAGCGGAAAAACCCATCTGAGGAGACAATGATACTCAAAGTCTGCGCCGACAGATGGGTAGAAGCGACAAAAGAAAGGTTGTTAGAGGCAGACCCACCTGACCCTGCCCTATACGCTACAGGCCTCGATGTAGCGTGGGATGAGAGGTCGAAGGTATCGCTGATGATTGACGCGATACGGTGGTCAAGGAGTGGAAGCGGTGCGCGACCGCGGACCCAGGGCGATGGCACCTGGGGGGACCTCGTGTCCCTCGCGTGTTAAAATCATGAAACAAATGAAAACGAGTGAAACACGTTACCAGAACGGGTTTACACGGACCTGGGTCGCCAGTGAAGTAGCTCGCCAGTAAAGAGTGGACAGGTGGAGACCCCACCCCCGGGAAAGGGGGAGTCAACGCCAAGGCG